TGTCAATTTTTTATTTTTTATGCTGTATAATACTCTATAATGCTGTTAAAATGCGCTTTAACACGATATGACACATGCTATCTTATATTGCATAATGACTATATATTATATATAATGTTTTATTCTAATGTAGACTTCTCGTAGACTTTTAAGTGTGTTAGAAGTAGTTTTAAATAAAAATAAGCACCTACATACAAATAAGTGCCTATAAACACTAAATACTTAGACATTATCTGTCGTATTTAGCTTAACTATATTTTTTAAATCTGTCAAGTCCATGCCCTCATATTCTTTTAGGAAGTTTTCAATTGCTTCTTTTCTTATTTTCAAACTTCCTAATTTCAATGCAGGTAAAAGTCCTGCTCGAATTAAATCATATACTAAATGAACATTTACCTTAAGTATATTAGACGTTTCCTTTACTGTATATAACATTCTATTATCTTCCATAATTTTCTACCTCTTTATTTATCCGTGCTTCCGAAACCACCGTTACGTACACTTTCTGTATCATCGTCATATGTAACCCCATATTCTACAAAAATTCCTTGTGCGATCCCCTCTCCGGCACACACTTTAAGAAATTTGCCTTCATTGTTTTCGTTTGAAATTTTCAAGAATATATGCCCTTCGTTGTCAGAGTAAAAATAATCACTGTCAATAATCCCAACTGTATTATCTAACCTAACTTTATATTTAAAACCATGTCCACTTCTTGGATAACATTTAAGAAGCCATCCATCGTCTATTTTTACTCTGATTCCTGTTGGAATTTTTATAGTACAATTAGATCTTAATGTAAACTTAATTGGCGAAAAGAAATCATATCCTGCCGACCCTTTTGTAGCTCTACTTGGCAATTTAATATTTTCATATATTTCCGTAATAATCTCATCTGGTTTATTTTCAAATGTATCAATCCAATCTTTTTTAAATTGTTCCAAACTAACTTTTTCAAATTTAGCAACTTTCTTCAATTTTCCTCAACTCCTTATATTCACATGGTACACATTGTCCGTAAAGATATTTCTTATTTTTTATGATGCAATATATGTATATCTTTGCCTTATCTTCCTCGTTTAACATTGAATGAATGCATTTTTCACATTCACTTGTATTAATCATTTGCATATTTATTCCCTTTTTGCTTATTTATCCAAGGTATTGATATAAACAACAACTTTGGTTTCATTATTTTTATTCATTACACATATTTCTCCAGTCACACTGTATACAACTTTGCCGTTATTATAAATTATTATTGTACCGTTCCTGCATACATCAGAAGTATTAATAACTAATTTTTCTGTCTTTACTGCTTTCGAAGCATGATTAACACTTTCTTTATCATTAATTTTATCTTTGCTTTTATTGCTGCAAATATAAACACCCACACAGAACAAACTTATCAAAAGTATTAAACATATAATTTTATATTTTCTTATCAATATTTTCTTCACCCTTTAAATTGTCTCTTAGAAACTTAACATACTCATCCCAATATCCTATACTATGAATATATTCTTTACCTCTTAACATTTTCTTTTTCATATCTGCACGAATATCAATTGTCTTATATTGCTTACTTTTTGAAAGAATATCTACCAAAAAACGGTTTGTTAATTTGGATATAACCAATAAGTTGTCTTTTGATATTTGGTATGTTATTTTCTTATATTCTTTTAAATCTTCCGTTGGTATAATATAATCTGACCTTGGCAAATTCTTTGTACTGAATGGAGATATACTTGAACCGGCAGTAGATGGTTTTAAATATTTTGCGATTAGTTCAATATTTTTTGCATCAAACTTAAACTCAATTTCCTTATCATTTTCTACAATATCAAATACCGTTTTATCGTTTTCAAGCAGTTTATATAATTCTTCGTAAGGAACCTTATCTTCTGCTTTTATATTTAATAATTCTTCTGCCAAACCACGTAGAATATTATGTCCTCTTCCAAGAGAAGGTATATATGCAACTAATGTTGATCTTCCATAATGATAAACCTGATTACCATGTTGACATTTTACATAAATATCATCTGTTTCAAGATTTCCATTTTCATCTCTCGGAAAGTCGTTTGTATTTTTATCTATATTTGCTTTTAAACGATATTTGCCTTTATATTTCATTAAATATCCTGATATATATGCCACCTCCATACATTCTTGTTTTTTTCGTTTAATCCTGCGAATCAATTATTTCTAATGGTTCACAGGATTAATGATGTCAATCACAATATAAAATTACTTTATTTTGTTGTAATGATTTCTTAACATCTATAACAGATTGGTTTGAACTGCCTCGCCATTTAAGGGTAACATCTCTTTGATTCTCTACATATCTTCCATCTACAAGTACATCGCATTTAGAAATTATATTTTTTCGTTTTTTAATCACTTCATCTCTTATTGGATTAAAGTCATCTGTTATAATAGGATTCATAATTTGTTTCCATGTATATCCAGAATAAATCCAAATTGTTTTTGTATCACCAAATGAAAGACGAATTTCATTGACAAGACTTAATACTATATCAAGGTTGTTTTCATAAAGTGGATCTCCACCGCTAAACGTAATTCCAGATATGTAATCTTGAGAGAGTTGTTCAAATATTTCATTTTTTGCGGATTCATCAAATGGTACACCACTGTCAAAATCCCACGTTTGAGGATTCTGACAGTTAAAGCAATGATGAGAACATCCAGAAACAAACAATGTCACACGAAGCCCACTTCCGTTTCTCATATCATCGTGTACAATATTATGATAATTCATTACATTGACTTCCTTTCTGCTATTTCATCCATTTTTGCTGAATTTAGTCTAGTGTCACCATGTACACGACTGTAAGATAAATATCCATTCATTCTGTCAATTTTTGTAAGGTTCTTAGAACCGCACTTTGGACATACATCCATTTCCAGTTCCTCATATCCGCAGTCATCACAGTACGCCAGGGATAGATTCACACCTTCGTAATATCCTAATTCCATAGCTCTTCTAACTAGTGTAATCACAGCTTCTTTGTTGTAATTAATTGGATATCTTACATACTGAATTTTTCCGCCATTAGATAAATTCCAAAATCTGTTTTCTAAATTCTGCTTTTCTATGGGTGTAATGTCTTCTGTTACATGACAATGAAAACTATTGCTTACATACGTCTTATCTGAGACTCCGGGTACAATTCCATATAATTTTCTAAACTGCTTTACTTGTAAACCGCATAGGCTTTCAGCGGGGGTCCCATAAATTGCATACATTAATCCATCTTCTTTTTTAAATTCAGCTATTTTATTGTTGATGTGTTCCATCACTTCTAATGCAAATTCACCGTCTTCTGCAATTGATTTACCATTATAAAGTTCTTGTAATTCATTTAAAGCAGTATATCCGAATGATAATGTCATAGGTGGGAGAATAGATTTAATTTTATCACTTGGTTTTAAATGTCCACCCATGAATCCTCCTTCACAATATGCCAAGGGATTAGTAGACGCTTTCATTTCTCCAATGTATTCATAAGTCCTTTTGTGAAGTTTTCTTATCATCTCAAGATAATAATCTAATACTTCATAGAAATCTTTACTCTCTTGTCTTGCTTTTGCTAATATCATTGGAAGATGTAAACTAATCGCCCCAAGATTAAAACGGCCTTCAAATATTGCCTTGTCATTTTCATCCGCAGGATTTATTCCTCCTCTTTCATACCACGGCGATAAAAAAGCTCTGCATCCCATTGGACTTACCACTGTACCATATTTTTTATACATTTCGGAAACATATCCATCTCCCGTAAGAGATAACCAATCTGGATACATTGTTTTCATACTGCATTCAATACCTGCATCAAATACATCTTCATTAACACAACCTTCTCCATGAAGATTTTCATCATAAAGGAAAACTAATTTAGGAAATAATACAGGTTTTTTATTTCCTTCTTTTCCTTGTCCATTTTTATGTACATTTAAGAAAGTAATGGATGCCATCTTGCCAAATTTAGATGTGTCAAGCCCAAATGTCATTGTCACAAATGGATAATCTCCTCGACTTGATCCAACAGTATTAAGTTTATACTCAATACCTTGCCAACCCTGTTCAAAATCTCGCTGAACTTTTTTGATAGCCCATTCTTCTGCACCGATTGTATTGTCAATTTTTATTTTATTATCCTTCTCTATACAACTACATACATCAGCATATTCTTTTCTATATTTCCAATATGATTTCTCTGCATATGGAGC